CCCGCCGATCTCGAAGGTGTCCTCCGAGAGACGTTCGCCCACCGTGCGCATGGCGTTCACGAAAACGGGGTTATTCAGTTGCCCTTTGGCGAAATCACGGAACGCGGGGTCGAAGCTCGAGAAAAAGCCCACCGCTGTTTCACTCGCGGCCAACTGCGCCGGGGTGAAGCGAGCGCGGCACTCCGCTTCGTTCTTCGCGTTCTGGTCCGTGATCTGCTGCTGCCAGCGGGCATTCGCCGCGCGGGCCTGGGTCACGTAGTGGTCGAGGACTTCTTGACCCGTCAGCAGCACTTTGCCGTCGGCCGTCAACTTGCTCTTGAGGAACGACTCGAACTGGGTCGTCGCCTCGGGCGCTAGCTTCAGGTCTTCCGGAACGGTAAAGAGGGGCTGTGCGGGCGGCGCTTCCTGCGTCACTGCCGGGGTCGTGGTGGCCGCTGCGCTTGCAGGGTCAGCCGGACTTGCCGTCGTCGTGGTGTCACTGGCAGGCGCGGCCGTCGCTGCTACTGGCGCCGCCGCGGCGACCGGCGCCGTGGTGGAATCCGTCGGAGTGCTTGAAGTTCCGGAAGCAGCAGGGGCAGGAGCGTCGGCCATGTTTCCCGTCTCGTGAGTAACGAGCGAGAACGCTAGGGCAAGTGCTACTTACGAAATCGGGCGCAGTCGGGAATGCACTTCCCGATATGATCGGGGTCCATGAATCAACGGACGTTCATGACGGGCAAAGAGGTTTGCCAGTTGCTCGGGATCGACCCGAAAACCCTATGGCGCTGGAACTTCGAAGGGATCGCGCCGCCTCGGGTGCGCATCAAAAAGCGCGGCTACTACACGCGCGAGAGTGTGAACGCTTGGATCGAGAGCCTCAGCGATTCCGCTCTGAGCTCTTTGGCTTCGGGCGCTCCCGTTCGATCTGCCGATCGACCTTCACCCACAGGTCAAATTCCGCATTTCGTATCAACTCTTTGATCTGCTGCCCGACTTGCCGGCGGCCGGCGATGTTGCACATGGTCGAGTTATTCGGGTGAAAGGCCGGCGCGTCGATGACGCAGAACTCGGTCAAGATGCGCGCGACGAAGCGCACGCCGCCTTCGGTCGATAGCACCTCACGCAGGTCCGCCTCCTGCTTCAGTTCCTTCTGCTTGTCGGAGAGCGCCTTCTCGCGCAGGCGCTTGGGGTCATTGGTCTTGGTGACGGGATCGAGAAACGGCGGCAACTCGTCCTTGTCGAGCGGATCGCGGTAGAGGTCGTCGGCGGAGCGCGCTTCGCTCACGGCTCACAGCCAGGGCGATAGCGCCACTCGATCGTCTCGCGGATGTGCTTGCAAGAGCGGCACTCGATGGTGCCGTCCGAGTGCAGAAAGAACAGCTGCGAGCCGCAGTTGCACTCGAAGACCCATTCCGGGCGTCGCTCGCGGAAATCATTGAGCGAGACGACCTTACCAGGTGCTTCAGGCTCCATCGTCCACCCGTTCATTTGAGCTTGCGCGCGTACAGCCAATAGGCCACGGCGAAGAAGCCGGCGATCAGCAGCCAGTCGTGAAGTGCGTGGCTCATTTTCATCCCATCCTGACCCGCTTGACCATGTCCGGCGGCGTCTGCCCTTTGATGTAAAACCGCAACCCTCGCTGCAGTCGCGACTGATATTTATCGGAACCGCTCCTCGTCGGCAAGTAGGCTGGCCCAAAAATGCAAGTGCCCGCAGATCGCGCAACGAAACAGACGGTTTTGCTCTTCGATCAGATACCAGCCCATGCTGCAGCGCTGACACCTAGCTCCGCCAGCGCGCAGCGCCTCGTGCTGTAAATGCTCTACCGCCGTCACTTCCCCGCCACTCTACCCGCCCCGATGCTCTGCGCCAACTGATCGAGCGCGCTGTTGCCGTCCGGGCCTACGGGCGTCTGGGAAAGCGTCTGCATGGTCTGGGCGTGGGTGTTGACGTTCTGCGCGGCCTGGGCGACGGCCTGCTGCTTCGCCGCCGCGTCCTGCTGCTGCTGGCGCGTGGCGCGGATCTGCTGCACGTTGGCGTCCGAACGCACGATGTTCGGGGGAACACCCGTGGCTTTCGCGTACTCCTCGATCGCTTTGTCGGCGTCGAATTTATCGCCCGCCGGGGACTGCTGCATGCCCTGCGCCATCTCAAGCACTTTGCCCACGTAGGCGGTGAACTGGTCGATGGAACTGGCCGTCACCGCGTTGATCGCTTGGGCCAAGATCGAGACGTACTTGACCCGCAAGGTCGCTTTCTGAATCGTCGGGGGCACGGGCGGGTACATGCCGTGGCGCATCCCTTCCGCGAACAGCCACTCGTGCAGCGGGTTGAAGTGATCGTAGTTCATCTGCTCGAGCACGGGTCCGAGCATCAAGAGCTTTTCCTGCTGCTTGGCGTTGACTTCCGCCGCGGTGATCGGCTGACCGCTTTTCTCCGCATCGATGAACATCGCGAAGATGTTCGCGTACATGACCGCGTTGATCCGCTCTTGGGTCTCCTTGATGTCCTCCAAGATGCCCTTCAGGTCCGGACGCACCTCGTAGGCGGGCTTGAACCCCACCCCCCCTGCTTCCGGGGCGATGTAGGTGGTATCGCCCGCCATCAGGCTCGTGCGTTGGTTTCGTAGCTGCGCATCGGCCACCATCGGCGGGTCGACGAGCTTGTCGATCGCCTGGGCTTTGCGGCGCTGCTGCAATTGCAACGCGCGGGCGTCCCCGAGCGCGTCCATGGCAGGGCCGCGGCCCCATGCGTCCTCGGAATTGGTGTACCAGCGCGTCACCCACACCGGAAAATCGCGAAAGCCCCCGACGCGCAGGAGCTTTTTCTGGTCCTTCTCGGCGGCCGAGTCTTTCAAGATGCGCTCGGGCTCCCCGCCGCGCTCGTAGTAGACACTGCGAAAGCGCATGCCCTGCCAGCCCAGTTTCCCCGGTTGGCGGGCGATGTTCTCCTCGACACAGTGCACGATGTCGATCCAGGTGTCGCGCAGATCGTCCTGATACAGCGCCCGCGTTCGAAGCGAGATGTTGACCCAGAACTCCTCGTCATCGGGCGTGAGATCGCCTCCCGGCCCGCGCACGCCGAACTTGTCGACGATCTGTTCGACCGTCCAGCGGTAGTCGCGATACCAGACGTTCACGCGCCGATTCTTGTCGTTGCCGATGTAATACGAGCCGATCGTGTAGGGCTGGAAGTGCGGCAGGTCGGGCTCGGTGGGATCGCGCATCAGCGGCCACTCGCGCCCCAGCGCCATGATGCCGAACACGCCGTATTCCCCCAAGCACTCGTACAGGCAGTTGTAGTAGTTCGATTGCGAGAGGATGTCGCGGTTTTTCTTCGCGACCGCGGCGAGCCATTCTTTCACCCCCTCCGCTTCCATCAACTGCTCGTCGTCGAACTCATAGACGAACCAAGGGCGGGACGGCGAGGCGGTGCCCGCGAGCATCCCGGCGGCGAGCGTGTTGTTCGCCTGCAAGGGCGTGGAATCCACGATCGCCCAGTTCCTGCGCCATCCCTGGTTCGTGTCGGTCGCGGCGTTCACCAGCCACCGGCCGCGGTAGGGACGAAAAAGCGACCCTAAGTCCATCCAGTTCGGCCACCAGGTCATGCGGTCGATGTTCAGGCGCATTTTGCGGGCCTCGAGGCGCACCTTCAAAGCCGTATCGGTGCCGCCCTTCTCGTAGGGCTTCTTGCGACGCTTTTCGGTCTTTCCGATCACGCCACCGACGAGGCCTTCGTCTGGATTGTTGAGCCCCATGTCGGTCATTCGATAAATCTCCGGTTAGGATCTTGCGGCGGGAAGTACGGCGCACCATTGGACTGCAGCCAGTTGAAGAGCGGCGTCGTGGGTGCTACGGCGAGCATCCACCCGTAAGCGGTCTCCCCGGCGCCCGATTCGTAGTTGACCGTCGAATCGGAGTAGTCGCTCGCGTAGAGAATGTCGAACACGTCGCCGGGGGTACGAAACACTCCGCCGTACCAGCCGGCCGTCACCGCAGTCACCCGGAAGCCGGTGTTTGATACCGGCGGAGAGCCCAAGAGCAGCGGCTGCGTGACCACGAGCGGATAGCCCTGCTTGTCGAACTGCGGCTCGAGCGCGGCCA